CTGCGGAAGGATCGTTAGCATCGTAACCTTCTTCCCGCTCAATTTCAGTGATTGGAATGGGGTATGCGTTAATAACGCCGAACTCAGGTGATACATCATTGAACAGAAAGAAGTCACCGTACTTACAAAGGTTACGTGTCCACATCACCATATTAAAGTTCACATTCAGGGTGTCGTAGAACAACGTTTCTAGTAACTCTTTTACTTTTCTGTTGTTGGAATAGATGTGTAAGACTCGTCCTTCTGCGTCTTGCGAACAGCTTTCTTCTGCGTAGATGTCCAAGGCGCTTGCAATCTCGGGGGTAGATTCCATTTCAGAAAAATCAGAATACCGAGCCATGCGGTCAAAAGTGCCATAAGCAGAAAGAGTGCTATTGTACACGTCTGAATGAGCTTTCTTAAAAAGCTCCACAGCAGAAGAGGCATTCTTTTCAGCTTTTGTATAATTCTTGACCTTGCGTTTGACGCTTGGTCCGGATCGAAACAGCTTCGTAAGTCGCTGAAACAAGTTGTCTGGGGTTTTTCTTTCTGCCATTCGTTCATACCTTCCTTAACTAACCAATAAATATACGTCAGTTATTATTTCAACCAGTCAAAACTACCATAAGGGTTCTTAGATGCGGGAAAGGTTACACTCCTACGTTGGTGTTGTATCTTTTGCCCATCTTGATCCAATACGGTATCTTCTACCTGTGTCGAGTTCACTGCGAAAGCAGCGAGCATTGCTTTGTTTAAGTCTGTTCCTGACTTAGATAATTGAGGAGAAGTATCGTAGAGCCAAACACCAATCGCAAGAGCCATGATGAGGTCGTCGTTTTGACCTTTCATCGCTTGTGCTTTTCCATTCTTCCATACGAAGGTCTTTAGCTCTTCATATAACCGACTGGAACGAATCTTTACTTGTTTGGTTCTCAACACTTCTTCCAATTTCGTCAGTATTTGTGTCCGGGTTTTAGAATTAGTCTGAAACCCTATTTTGGCAATGTCGTGATTGCCGTATAAATAATTATATCTGTCTTTGTCATTTTGGAAATATAAATTTCTATAATCTAATTCGCTTAATTTCATAATTACAGCGTAACCATACGAATTATTCTCAGGACATATCAATGCGTCGTTATATCTCTTTCCGGCTTCTGCTAATAGCTGTGCAAATCTATCTGGTGGCAATTTACCTTGGTATTCGGCAACGATGTGTGACGCTTCGGTATCGATTATGTGAAAAGTGGAATAGTCTGTTGCATCGCCTCTTGAAACATCTGCGGAGATCACGTACTTCTTTTCCTTCAGAGGATAGTCCCAAACCCAGACACCCATGTCAGGGCCCCAACGATCAATAGGGGTACGTATCCATTCTCGGATATATTCAATGTCTTCTACTCGAAGAAACGTTTCACCCGAAGCAGCAAAGTCACATAACAATTCTTGAGCGATTTGTTTTTGTGACATATTCTTTGTTTCTGCTTCAAACCACGTATCATCACGATCTGGGTGGACATCCCAAGGAAGCTTGATTGGATTGAATACATTTTCGCCTTTTTCAGCATACACCCACAGATCATAGTATTGCCCACCCACACCGTTCGGCGTGGAGAGTACGATAGCTTCACCACCTGTTGATAACGTAGGATACAGACCGGTCCATAGAGTGTCAAAGTTTCTCACGAACGCAGCCTCATCCACGATTAAGAGTGATAGGGCTTCTGAACGACCTGCATCTTCTGACGTAGGAATCGCTTTAATTTGTGAGCCGTTATTAAACTCGAGTGCCTGCGAATTATTCTTCACAATTTGTGGAAGAATTAACCACTTCGGGCATGACGCTAGCAAAAACTTACACTTGCGAATAAAGTTTTGAGCCACCGCCAATTTAGTTGCAATGACCAATACGTTCTTGTCTTTGTGGAACAACACCATCCACATTGCGTAGGCAGCAGTAATAGTAGATAGGCCAAGCTGTCTAGACTTTAGTACGATATTGAATCTATGGTTTCTAAAGTCATGGACACAACGATCTTGAAAATCATAAGTCTTAAAAGGAATCGATCCCTGCGTAGGATGCTGAATCTTCACGTACTTATTGAAGAAGTGAATCGGATCTTTTCCACACCTGATGATCTCTTTGATCTGTGCTTGTTTATTATTTCGTATAGATGCCATTATTCCACGTGGTATTGGATGGTTCTATAGTACTTACCTCGAAGGAGTGACGGATTGAACGAAAAGATCTCGAGATGGGATTCGAAAAGAGGTTTTTGTCCGGACCTATCACTCTTGAACTCTTTGATTTTCAACGCTCTGCCCGAAACTTCTTTAAAGTCTGTTTTCAGCTGTTTCACTGCTTCATTGATCGCCTTCACTGAAACATCATCGTATTCTTTCTGCGCTGTTTGAACACCTTCAACTGGATTTACGTTAACGATTGTTTCGTATCTAATTTCCAAAGTGTGGCCTTCATCACAGTGGTTAATCAATTTATATGCTATAGCGTGACCAGCATCTCTGATAGCTGTTCGACCGAAAGAGGTATCGATCAAACCACCAAGTACTCGTAATTCATGAATGTCTAACATAAGTTATCTCCTGTTTTGTATTTAATTATCTGGTCGCCAGCCATTTTCCCACTTTTCTCTGTTGGGATAGCGATACTTTATATCGCAAGATTCGCAACAACCATGTTTTCGAAAATTAATAACGTCTCCAACGGCTGAAAATGCTAATTTGCAGATAGGACAATCTTTCGGTTCTGGTACGTATCCGTCCGGAATTATAATTATTGGTTTATTCATATTGCACCTTGGAATCCATTCCTTCTCTAGTGATCACAATTACGTCATCCACGGAATCTTTAACTACTTCTACGTGTGATATAACGAGAATCAATCTATAGTATCGTTTAAGTCGATGTAGAAGGCCTACGACCGACTCTATGTTTTGTGGGTCGAGAGCTCCAAAACCTTCGTCAACTACGAACATGTCAGACTTGCTTAGTGACGAAACATTTGACATCGCGACTCGCAATGCCATAGACGATACCATCTTTTCCATACCGGAGCCGCACTCAACGGGCCTTCTCGTATCACCATAATTGATGTAGATATCTGTGTTTCTTTCATCAACTTCCAATTCTATCGTGAATCCCGTAACATCAGATAGAATCTTTGCAAGTTCAGCATTGATCGCTGGCAACTGTTTCGCCATCACTTGTGTAGGAATACCTTTCCATGACGTGGCTCTTTGAAGAAAGTCGTATACCTTATATTCCATCTGGAGTCTATCGTATTCTAGCTGATCTTTCTTTAATTGTTCGATGTCAGCGGTGAACTTACCCACTTTTTGAATATTGGACATGTACGAGGTTTCCTTCGATGTTATTTGAGAACTCACATTCTCTATTAATCGTTGGAGACGTTTTAGTTCGTCACTTTTATCAGCATTCAACTTAAGTTTAAGAACTGATATGTGTTCATTGAGTTCTTCAATGTCTTTATCTAGTCGGTTGATTCGTAGGTTTGTGGTTTCTATAGAAGATTCAAGTCTGGCATGGGTAATTTTGTCTTCAGCTTCTTGTCTTAGCATTGATTCGTATTTAGCGATTCTATTACGAAGACCTTCGCCCTGTAAGTCTTCTATATTTTCTTTCATCTTTGCGACTTCTTGTCGTAATTCTGTGACTAATACCTTCTGTTCGTTCATCAATGTCTTGTTTCTATGTGATTCGGCTATGAACTTACACGTAGGGAACTGGTCACCACAAGGTACTTCCTTTAATAACGACACAGAATGCTTTTGACCCTTCAGAATGCGATTTTCTTTGTCAAGAAGATTCTTTTGTTTCATCAATGATCTATTTAGATCCTCGAGATTCTCGAGTCTCCTACGAAACCCTTCAATAGGAAATGTTGCCTTGATATTATCGTACTTACCGAACTTCACCTCGAGTGATTCTATCTCCTCTTTAGTAGTTTCGATAGAGTTACGTAATTTACGAAGCTGAGATTGCTTAGTTTGTAAATTAGATTCGGCTCTATGTAGTACAGAAGGGTCGACAAAGTCGCCATCAGATTCATTGTTGGCTTGTTGTTGAAGAACCACCAACCTTTCTTTCAATTGGTCTGTTTCCATTTTCAATTCTACGTTGGTTTCGTGTAGCTGACCTATCTTTTGCTTCTTAGATCTGATTTCAGCCACCCAATCTTTCTCATCCATACGTCGTAGGATACCTTTGATGCCTTCACCTTCTTTACGAATTTGTTTATTGATCTCTTCAAAGACATCAAGACCCATAAATGTCGACAGTAGCTTCTTTCTATCGGTACTTCCTTTATTGATGAATGCATTCATCTGTCCTTGCGCAGCAAACGAGGTCATCATAAACTCGTCCGAAGTGCCAATGAGATCACGTAGTTCTTTTTCGGTCTCTCTTCTTTGTTCTCCACTAAGATCTCGTAGGATACATCCGTCTTCATCTACTTCGAATAGGTTCAGATATGTCTGTGCACCATCAGTTCCATTCCTTCTAGAAGTGTATCGTACGGATTGTCGTTCCAGACGATATAATTTAGAGTTTACTGAGAATGTGAGGTCGGCATTTCCTTCTTTCTTACGATAATTTACGACATGAGCGTTGGATGTAAGGCCCCTGTCATTGGAATTATAGAGTGCGTACATCACGGTACCGGGAATAGATGACTTACCGCATCGGTTCTGCCCGAATAGACCGACAACTCCTGATAACTTTCCAAAGTCTATCGTATTATTCGCACCGTATCCGAACATGTTATCGAAGTTCATCTTACGAAGAGACCACTTCTTGGCCGCAGGTATCGAATAATCTAGTTCTTTGATGGTTTTATCCATAATTTCGTCACATTCGATCCAAAATTCTTCATCGAAACCTTCGTCAGAACCGTATTCTCGTATCAGCTCTTTATGAGTTTCATTATTTGAAAGATCAAGTACTTCGAGTTTTTCGATCTGTTCTTCTTCTGCATACTGTTTCTTTGGCACTAATTTGAATACAACTTCGTGTGCATCGTATTCTCTACGAAGAACAGTTGATACCTTTCTTTGTGTCTTCGGATCAAGTTGTTCGTTGGCGCGAATTCTATAACGAGCGCCACGAGGCCAAGCTTTTGTACATTCTGTGATGGTAGATACGATGTTGCCTTGCCAATCGACTGTCACGAATGGGTTTTCGTGTGCCACTGGATGGAACTTCACTTCCCAATCATCGGGTCCATCGATGTGCCAACACAAGAATCCTTTGCCCGGTGTTTCACCATAGTTCTGTTGTATCGTAGAACCCGGATAATGAATACGACCGTCTTTGTCCATCTGTTGGCGTTTATGAATGTCACCTAACATCGTGAATGTGAACTCACGAAACCTCGACATCTTCGTCTCACCTTCGAGCATAAAGTCACTATCAGTATGAGAGCCCCAAACCGAACCGTGATACAGGGCGATTGAGATAGGTCTTGTGCCGCTAGGTCTTAAAGTGTCGTATCCTTTCGTATCAAATGGACAATAAACACACCATTCTACATCTGGAAGGTGTGGATCTGGATAAACACCAGTTCCTTTATATAGGTACAATCGTGGTAGATTGAGCATGTTCACAATTGGAGAGATGGCATCTTGTCGGTCTGTATTCAGAACGAGTCCATCGTGATTACCTAACATAACATGTACAGGGCAAATCTTGTGCATCTCTGTAAACCACCACGCAAGTGAATCGATTAATTCGGGTGATATACCCTGTGTCTTCGAATGAACAATGTCTCCTGCGACTACGATCGCGTCGGGATTGATTTCCCGGCATTGTGTAAACATGTCTTCGAATGAGCGTCGGTATTCCTCATGGCGTTGTAAACCACGCCAATGAACGTCAGCAATATGTACTATCTTCATAGGTCTTCTCCGGTTAGATAGATACATTATACTCACTTATCTCGTGGTTTACAAAATCGATTATGTGTCCTGAGTCATTGTTTGTCGACCTGGGAGTGCATCTGTCAATGCCGCTTCGACATCCGCGATGTCTTCGTCACCTTTAGCAACTTTAGAGAAGTATGCAGCTGCTTTTTGGATACGATCTCCAAAGGCTTCCAAGCCTTCGATACCGGCATTGATTCTAGCGATAATTTGTGCGAATGTTCCAACACGATTAACAGGCGTGGAAGAGAAAGAGAAGTATTTCTGAGCATCAGCTGGAACACCTGCGACAGACGCATACCTATCAGGAATCGTGTATTCTATCTTGAAATAGACTCGACCTTTTGCTCTTGGTGCAAATCTAAACGTCTTGCCCGATTTTTGTGTGGGATCTGGTTCTGTTTTCACAGAAGTGAACACATGAAGAATCATCCCATTTTGAAATGTCTTCTTCCATACGATCTCTTCGCCATCTGCCAATTGACGAATCGGTTTTGTTCTAAATCCCTGTTGGGCTTTTGTCATATTCTTGTAAAGATCTTGAGCCAACATCTGTCTATGTTTATCGTTTCTACCGTCATACTTGCCTTGATTAGTTTGAATCTGGTTTGGCACCCATTTTCTTTCTTTTCTACCTTTCTTCCGCCGAGCTTCTGAAAGTATCGACCTAATTGCGTGTCTTAGTTCATTA